ATGACATTCGAGGAACATCGCGATGGGCAGGCCGTCTTACGCACCGACTGACAAAGACCGCGCCACGGTCAAGAGCATGTCGGCGTTCGGCGTTCCGACCGATGACATCGCCAAGGTTCTGAGCATCTCTCCGAAGACGCTCCGCAAATATTTCTGGCAGGAATTGGAGCTGGGCTACATCGAGGCGAACGCCAAGGTGGCACAGAGCCTGTTTCGCAAGGCGACCGGCGACACGAATCAGTCCGTTCAGGCGGCGATCTTCTGGCTCAAGGCGCGCGCCGGCTGGCGCGATAAGTCGCCGGATGAGATCGTCGGCAAGAAGGAACAAGCGGACATCACCGCGCGCACGGCAGAACGCGGGACCGACTGGGAACGATTGCTCGCTCACTGATGGCTTGGGATACATCGTGTCGGGATTGGACTGATCGCATTCTAGCGGGGCGGTCCCTGGTTCCAGACCTTCCGCTCGATCAGGATGCCGCGCGCAGGGCGGCGGGCATATTCGACGCGCTGCGTCTGCCGGATGTCCCCGGTCAGCCGCGCATGAAGGAAGCGGCGGGCGACTGGCAGCGCGACATAGTCAAGGCGCTGTTCGGCTCGGTCGTCAACGGCCAGCGGCAGATCCGCGAGGCGTTCGTCCTCGTGCCGAAGAAGAACAGCAAGACCACGGCCGGCGCGGCGATCATGCTGACGGCGCTGCTGGTCAATCAGCGCCCGCGTGCCGAGTTCTTGCTCATCGCGCCGACGCAGGAGATTGCCGATCTGGCCTTCAGCCAGGCCGTTGGCATGATCGAAGCGGACCCGGTGCTGGCGAGCAAGTTTCATGTGCAAGGACACCTCAAGAGAATTTCATATCGACAGACCAAGGCGTTCCTGAAGGTCAAGAGCTTCGATCCGAAGGTCGTCACCGGAACGAAGCCTGCGGGCATCCTGCTCGATGAGACGCACGTCATCGCCGAGGCACCCGACGCGGACCGCGTCATCGGCCAGCTTCGCGGTGGTCTGATCTCGCAGCCCGAGGGCTTCTTGATTCAGATCACGACCCAGTCCGAGCGACCGCCGGCTGGTGTATTCGCCGCCGAGTTGTCGAAGGCGCGCAAGGTGCGCGACGGAACGCTGAGCGCGCCGCTGCTTCCGGTTCTCTACGAGTTCCCCGAGGGCTTGGACTGGCAAGAGCCGAGCAACTGGCACCTCGTCACGCCCAACAACGGCCGGTCGATCACGGTCGAGCGACTGATTCCCGACTACGAGGCCGCGCGCGAAGCGAGCGAGGCCGAACTACGACGCTGGGCATCGCAGCATCTCAACGTCCAGATCGGCGTCGCGCTGCGGTCCGATGGATGGGCCGGGGCGCAGTTCTGGAGCCGGGGCAACGGCGGGCCGCGCTCGCTGGAGGAACTGCTCGACCGCGCCGAGGTGGCGACGGTCGGCATAGACGGCGGCGGACTGGACGATCTGTTCGGATTCGCGGTGATCGCGAGGGAGCGAGACACGCGCCGCTGGTTGCTCTGGGCTCATGCGTTGATCAGCCCCGAGGGGCTCGACCGGCGCAAGGCGAATGCGGCGCTGTACCAAGACTTCGCGCGCGACGGCGACCTGACGGTGGTCGATGGCCTTCCTGGCGACCTTGAATGGATCAAGGCGCATGTCGGCCTGGTCCTCGACGCCGGATGTCTCGCGATGGTCGGCGCTGACCCTGCTGGCATCGGCGGCGCGGTGGACGCGCTGGCCGAGATCGGTGTGAGCGAAGAGACCAAATTGCTGGTCGGTGTGCCGCAAGGAATCAGATTGATGAACGCGGCCAAGACAGTCGAACGCAAGCTCGTCGATGGCTCGCTGAAACACTCAGGCTCGCGCCTTCTGGCGTGGTGCGCGGGCAACGCGAAGGTCCGCGCGACATCGACGGCGATGATGATTGAGCGAGCGGCGAGCGGATACGGAAAGATCGACCCACTGATGGCCTCATTCAACGCGGCGCACCTCATGACGCTCAACCCGACCGTCGCCGGCCCGGCGGCGGCGTGGGCGATGCCGTGTTGAATTGGTTGGACCGGCTGCGTGGCCGGGACGAGAAGAAAGCGGTCGAGTTCACCGAGGGCTGGCTGGACGCGGCGTTTGGCTATTCGCAATCCTGGACCGGAGAGCCGGTCACCGTCTCGACGGCGCTTCAAGTCCCGGCTTTCTACCGCGCGGTCATGGTCATCGCGGACGGTCTCGCGCAGCTGCCCATCGTGCTGATGCGACCGACCGATGGCGGGATGGAACCGGCGACCGATCATCCGCTCTTCGACCTCTTCGCGCGCTCTCCGAATGCGTGGCAGGACGCGAGCGAATGGGTTCGCACGACCATGATGCACAAGGCATCGACGGGCTGCGCGGTGTCGTGGCGGAACGTTGTCAACGGCCAGATCCGCGAGTTGATCCCGATCAAGCCAGACAACGTCCAGATCGTCGTCCGACAGGATCTGGAGCTCGAATACACGATCAGCTTCGAGAACAACAAGACACTGACGCTCGCACGCTCCGAGGTCTTTCACCTTCGCTCGCCATCCTGGGACAGCGCGCGCGGGCTAGATCCGGTTCTGCTTGGTCGCCAGGCGCTCGGGCTGGCGCAAGCCAGCGAGCGCAGTCAAGCCGCTCTGCACAAGAACGGCGTCCGTACGACCGGCCTGTTCACCCTCGACGGCAATCCGTCGCAGGAACAACGCGACCGGGTGCGCGAGGCAATCGCCTCGATGTACGGCTCGGCGTCGAACACGGGCAAGCCGGTGCTGGCGAGCGGCGCGTTGAAATTTACTCCGACGCAGATGACGGGCGTCGATGCCCAGCATCTCGAGACCCGCAAGCATCAGATCGAAGAGATCGCTCGGCTGATGGGCGTCTTCTCGATCATGCTCGGTCACGCGGGCAACAACTCTCCGACGTTCGCATCCGCCGAGGCGTTTTTCGCGGCGCATGTCCGCTACACGCTCCAGCCAGAGATTAAGGCGATGACCAGCGCGCTCAACGCGCAGCTGCTCACTGACGAAGAGTGGGCAAATGGCTATCGCTTCACGATGGACACCAGCGAGCTTCTGCGCGGGTCGTTGAAGGACCGCGCCGAATACTACGACCGCGCTATTCGCGGCGGCTGGATGACGCGCAACGAGGCGCGCGAGGACGACGGCTGGAACCCGATAGATGGTCTCGACAAGCCATTGTTCCCCTTGAACATGGGCGAGGTCGTAGGCCAGGGATCGGACGCGGACGTCGCGCAGCCGGTCGATGTCGAGGATAACGCCGCGCAGAAGAACCCGTGGTCCCCGACCGATGAGATGGCGGCGAATGCGCGGCGAGCGCTGGCGTGGCGCGACGAATACGGGCGCGGCGGCACCGCTGTCGGCATCGCTCGCGCGCGCGATATCAGCAACGGTCGCCGTCTGCCGCGCGACACGATCATGCGGATGGTCTCGTTCTTCGCTCGGCACGAAGTGGACAAAGAGGCCGAAGGCTTCCGCCAGGGCGAACCGGGCTTCCCGAGCAACGGGCGCATCGCATGGGATCTCTGGGGCGGCGACGCTGGCCGCGCATGGGCGAACAGGATCGCCGACAGGATTGAGGAGCTCGGAGAATGAGCAACGGCGTCGCGAGCATCGCACTTGAGGTCAAATTCGCCGCAGACAAGCCGATGGGCTCGTTCTCGGGCTACGGCGCGGTCTACGGGAACATCGACGAGGGCGGCGACATGATCACGCCAGGCGCGATGGCGCGTAGCCTCGCGTCGTGGTCGAGCAAGGGCATGTTGCCCGCCATGTACTACAACCACGACCGCTCCAAGGGCGCTGTTGGCGTCTGGGAAAAGATGAGCGAGGACCAGAACGGTCTACATGTCGAGGGCCGGATCATCGGCCTCGACACCGACGAAGGAAAGATGACCTACGCGCGCCTTCGTGAAGGCGCGATCAAGGGCATGAGCATCGGCTATCGCGTTCCTGCCGGCGGGTCGAAGATGGGCACAGGCCGCACCGGAGAACCGAGGCGGTGGCTGAAGGCCATCGATCTGCGCGAGGTCTCGGTGGTCGATGACCCGATGAACCCGCTCGCGAAGCTCGCCTACCTCAAGAGCGCTCCCGCGCTCATTCTCGACGCGCGCGGCCTGGAGGCTGCTCTGCGCGACGAACACAAGATGTCCATCGCCGAGGCCAAGAGCCTCGTCGCGGTGGTCCGTCGTCATCTGCGCGATGCAGCTGACGAACACGCCGACGCCTCTCGTGATGACGAGGTCGAGGCTTTGGTCGCGTCGCTGAAGCGCGCGGCTTCCATCCTCTCCACGAAAGGTTAGTCCTATGGAACTCAACGAACTGAAAGGCGCGGTCGATGCTGTCGGCTCCGCTTTCGAGGCCTTCAAGGCCACCAACGACGCGCGCCTGGCCGAGATCGAGAAGAAGGGCTCTGCCGACGTCGTGACGCGCGACAAGCTCGACCGGATCGAGACGAGCCTGTCGAAGTACGAGTCGCTGAACCAGAAGCTGGTCCAGGCCGAACTCGCGGCGAAGAACGCCAGCGAGACCGCCGCCGATCTGGCCGCGAAGCTGAACCGGATGGGCTCCGGCAAGGCCGCGCCCGAGGCCGACGAGGTCAAAGCGCGTGCGAACGACTGGATGCGGGCCGTGGTCCGCTCCATCGCGCGCGGCGATGGCGCTCTGTCGGAGAGCGAGCGCAAGAGCCTCGACGGCGTCGCCGCCGAGATGAAGTCGCTCTCGCTGTCGCCCGACACGCTCGGCGGCTATCTCGCGCCGACCGAGTATGTCCGCGAGATCATCAAGGGCGTCGTCGAGGTCACGCCGTTCCGCGCTGTCGCGCGCACGCGCCAGACCACGCAGAAGGCGATCCAGTTGCCGAAGCGCACCGGCACCTTCTCGGCGCAGTGGGTCCAGGAGCAGGGCACGCGCTCCGAGACCACCGGCCT